ATCTCGTGTATCCGCATGTACTGATACTGTTGTGAAGCAGCTAAGGCACATATAACAAGCAATAATACCTCGTATGAAATTAACCATTTTTCCCCTCTTGTCAAGTTTTTTTTTGATAGCAATTTGCACAACTGGATGGTTTGCATCACACTAAAACCGATCAAACAGTAAAGAGATAACCGCATAAGCCTCCATTTGTGCAAAGTTTCATCAAAATATACCAGCTAATCAGATATCTTGATACTTATTTCTTCTTACAGACTCATCTTTTTTACCTTCCGCTATGATGAAATCAAAGTCTATTTCTAAGCCTATATCTGCTGGAAATGGATTTCCCTTGTTCCAGCTATCAAATAAATCTTTCATCTTCTCTTTCAGCCGTTCCAGATCTGTCTTGCATGTCTTTCTAACATTCTGCGGCTTGCTCTCTGGATTGACTGTACAGCAACTGCTATCACAAATGAGTTTTGGTCTCCATGTAGATTCAACGAAGTAAAATTTAAGAGTTGGAAGGTACCTGCACCAAGGGCATGGAGATAGAGGGTAGATGACTTTATTCATTAGTGATTCTGATTTTATCTTCTGTGAACATATAATCGGTGTATGTCATAGAGGGAAAGTGTTTTTTAACTGACTGATACTTAGCATACTCGCAGCATGCGCCAAGTAGCGATAAAACGATTAGAACGATAATGACTATCGCATGATAGAGTGTCTTAGATATCATTCTACCCATTCCCCTTCGTTATAAATAAAAATAGGCTCTCTAGACTGCTCTAGAAATATCCATCCTATAAGTTGACCGCCTGGATTGCTCATATAAGGCTTTAGCCAGTCAAGAAACAGATTGATCTCTCCATCATAGTTTTTAAGATCAGACCTAGAAAATAGATATTTCCCATCATAAAATGATGTAGGGGCTGGGATATGGTAGCAAGAGCATGATCTCCCGATAGACTCCCATCTATCAGACCTAAAAAATTCATGTTCGGGTAGAACAGCCGGCTTATCAAATCCTTCTGAAAACAGGAACTTAAGAACATTATCAACTAATTCGGGGACGTTATCTTTGATTGTGCATTTTATAACTAACTCTGTGTATGTACCCATTAAAATATACTCCTATGCCCTGTGAAACGGTCTTTTAGATAATCATCTGGCCTATGTGCATATGGATTATACACAGAAACTTTATGTGTTGCAATAGCATATCTTAATGCATCAACGGCGTGATCTCCGGTCTTTATCGGCTTGTCATCCCCTCTTTCGGATGCTTTTTTATCCCATACATAGCTCTCGATCTCTTTTATCAGGTTTTTACAGTTCGGTTTAATTGTCAAATCACCCTTACGCATCTCACTCGTTACAATTGTGATCCCGTCCAATACTTCGTTATTAGCGTCAATCGTAGGCATTTGTAGTTTCTGCATTTCGCGCTTAAACGATGCTGCGGAGGGATCAATATATATTTGACGTACATTATAATCTTCAAGAAATTTCTGCACATCCTGAGCAAACTCAGAATTAGTTTTCCCACGCTCACGTACTTTAGGATCCCAATAGTACTCATCTTCTACCCATAGATGTTTGCCCGTTTGTGTGTGTCTGCCTGTGCTTACTCCAATAAGTACACATGCAAAAGGATTGCTAGCACCGTAATCAATGCCAGCAATATAATATTCCGCGGCAGGTGGTTTATTAGTAGTGTGTAATTTACGGTCGAAAAAGTCAAAGATAGCCCCCTCAGCCAAGCACCACAAACCCAAGTAATTACGTTTATAAAACACACCAGATAAAGAATTTCTAATCCTATCTTTAAAATCTTGAGGAACATAGGGATTGTCGTCCAAAGTGATTTGTATTTCGTAATAGTTTTTATCGCCGTCTTTCGCCTTGTCAATCCACTCTTTAATCTTGTGAGTAGGAAACGATGGGTTACACGTTGCGTGGGCTTTGCTATGAGCGCATGACAATCGAGTATCGATCATATCAATGATTGACTCTGGATACAATGTAATTTCATCGCAATACGTTAAAGAGTGTGTGTCACCTTGAAAGTTGCCGATTGCCCCTTCGTCTTTAGCGCCTAGTACAGTTATGACTTTGTCCCGAAAATATAGCTTTTTACCGCTCCAGGTGCAGAACGGACGGAACATCTCAAATTCCGAAGACTCCATTATTTTGCGGACAACATTACGGTAAGCTGTATCAAAAGTATGACCCACAATGTAAATGGCAGAGTCCGGGCAGGCAATACAATCAGTGAGAAAACGAAATATAGAGCCAACAGTTTTACCAGATCGAACGGGCCCATGCGCTATATTCCATTTTGCAGTTGCATTTTTGATGTACTCTAATTGACGTGGGGAAAATAGATTATGTGTCATTATCTTTAAACTCAAAAGCAACTTGCCCAGGAATCCTAACCCACTCCTGCCATTCACCCGTATCAATCATTTGTCTCTCAATTACCCATGTGTTAGTCTTGGGGTCTGCTGTGATCCTTAAATTGGCAAATATTTGAGGTCCAAAGAGTTTGTCTATTACCACAGACTCATAACCGACTTCTACTTTTATTTCTTTCATTAATTATCCTCTGGGGGGTTTGGGGCTAGCATCCAGTGAGTAACATTAACTTCCTCTTCCCACCTGCAAACCTCTCTACTCCACACACCGTCACAGTAATAAACATCACTGCGGATGTTTCCGCCGTCATAAGTATACCCTACGTGATCTTTATTTGTTGGCAACCTGTCTTTAACGCTAATCCATTTCATTTGGCATCCAGTGAGTCACATCCTCTAGCCATTCCAACGTTTGTTTGTCTTGCCAGTGCGACCAAGGGAATTTTTCATAGCAATGCGCCCACGCCATTTTGTCTGCATGATAATAAGCTCTTGTCGTTGTTCCATCTTCTTTCTTAACATTTACAATACAGCCTAAACCTTTTGGTAACCTATCTTGTACGCTAATCCATTCCACTAGCTACCATCCCAGTGGTTTTTCATTAAAGGCAAATAATGCAAAAGGAATTGCCATTCGTCTGCTACATCGTAAAATTCAATTAATTGCCCTGCTTCGTCGACAACTAATTCGTACACTCTATCGCCATCGTCTTTGTGCACATATTGCAACAGAGATATGCCTGCTCCGATTGAACACCAAAATTTCTGGGCTCTTCTGTATCCTCTTTCAGCTAGAAATTCCGTTGTTTCTTCATATTCGCCTTCTGCCCATGCTTTTACCGCAAAATCTGACAATTTCATTTAACCTCCAAGATAATGACTAACTCGTTTTTCAGCTATCTCACAATAGTCTTCATCTAGTTCAATACCTAGTGCATTAATTCCTAGCTGTTTAGCTGCGCAAAGTGTAGATCCTGAGCCGGCAAAAGGATCAAGTAAGGTCGGTGTACCCGGAGGAGCAAGTAAAGTGATTATGTAGCGCATGAGGGAGAGAGGTTTGACGGTTGGGTGCGCATTTAATTTATTCTCAAGCCCTGCATTTCGTTCCGATTTTGAAGCTTTTGCACAGTAGAAAAATCTTGAAGCTCCTCCTGAATCACCGAATCCATTTTGACTAATTTTTCCAATAAAACCTTTTTTATAAATATCTCCTGATTTTGATCCTGCGCACATTGAACCTATCGGTGGACTTTTACTAATCCCACTCTGCTCATCTAAAAGCTGCGCTGCCTCTTCGTCTAAGATCAAATTTGCTGGCCATCGTCCACTAGGCAAAGTGTGTTTGTATTCTAAGTTTAGTCCTTTAAACATAGATGTCCCCCCACCGTTATTTGTTCTTCCGTCTAGAAGTTCCGAGGCGATCCTGCACCCATCAATATTAATCCCACCCAATCCCCACTTTTCGACATTCTGCTTATACGTACCCTCAAGAGGTTTCATTGCAATAATTATCGGCTCCCATGCTGGTTTAAGAGCTGTTCCATATCCATCAATACCGAATTTATTGTATGATTTAGGAAATCCAGAACCGTACAAATAAGATATGCAGTCCCTTATCTCCCATCCTGCATCTTCAATAGCGCATGTTAGTCTATGATATGTCCTTGTTCCGCCAAATGCTGCAAGCATACTTCCAGGCTTACACACTCTTAATGCCTCTTGCCAATAGTCAACACCTGGTATTCCGTGGTCCCACGATTTTCCCATAAACTTTAAGCCATAGGGAGGATCACAAACAACAAAATCAATGCTGTTACCATCCATTGACCTCATCACCTCAAGACAATCGCCATTGATTATTTTATGCATGTATTTTTTGTCTTGTGTTTGTATTTATGCCTCCAAGCACTCATCTGGAGCACCTAGCAACGCTAAAACTTGACTCATTTTGTCATCAAATTTCTTTTCTATGTCTTTATTAATCTGTGCATCTAAGTTTTCTTTCTGTTGCAATCTTTGTTTGCCTAACCAAATTAGCATTGTCGGATTTTTATCTTTAATTGCTTTATGATATTGAGCTCCTAATAATAAGCTGTCACCACTAGCCCTCTTTTCCTGCTGTATGTCCGCAATTCGCGCTTTTTTTTCTGACAAGGCTTTTCTTTCTAGTGTGTCCACGCTTACGCCTAGTGATGCTGCGCATTGTGTTATACTGCACCCAGCCATAAATAAATTATCTACTTTGTCCCAGTCAATTATTCGTGTCATTTTTATTACTCATTTTTGCATCGATGGCTATAGGTCCGTTATAGTGCTTATTGACATAACATGTTTTATAGTGTAGTATCATTACTCACTCCACTGTTCATAGTCATCTGTAACAATCTGCGCCTCTTGCTCCCACCACTGCAAATTTTGTGCTGTGCAGGATGACAAGCATAGTGCAACAACGAGCAATATTAACAGTGTTGCGCACGATGCCAGCACAATAGCTATAGCAGCGGACGGAGTAGGTGCGTTATCGTCATTATTAGTCATATAAACCTTGATTTCGATTTTCTTCATATATATAGTATCAAAATTTAAAGTACAAGGCGAGGAGGAAGAATTTTGAGAAATAGAGCAAAATGCAGAGTGTGCACAACGATAATCGAGTCACTGACAGCTAAAGATGAGGTGACGTGCAAGTGCGGACAAGTCAGTGTGAGCGGTGGTGAGCGGCTGCTATGTGCAGCACTAAACTGGGACAACTTTTTAAGAATTGATGACAATGACAATGAGATTAAGCCGACTATAGTAGATAAACCCGAGCCTACGCTTAGCGAGCTTATTGACGAGCTAGATGACTTGATACACCGCATTGATGACATGCCCCAACAAGCGATGATTGTCAGCATCAATCATTACGATTACCAGTCACTGCTCATCTTGCTGAGCGGCATTTTCCACATTTTGATCAAACAAAAGCTTTGATGCTTTCTCTTTTTCTGACTCTGCGGCAGCGATTGCATGATCGACACATGCGATTGCATCATCAATTTTCTCGATGATTGTGTCTATTATTTTTTGACGATTATAATCTTTTATTTGAACCTGTCCTATGTCACGACAATAGTATATATTGCTCATCCCGTCGTCGTCAAGCGTGTAAACGCCTGACGCACACTGACACGTTATCTTACCGAGTAGTCTTACAATCACTCCCAGTACATTCATTACATCTTCACATTTTTCGCATTTCATTTTTGTTTTCCTCTGGTTTTATTTTTGAGTAAATGTACCCTCTGCGTCTGTCAGGCACTATCCACCATTGGTATCCCATTCTGCCGTACATTTTTGTAAGCTCGATCAAGTCTTGCATCGGTATCGTTGGATTAGGGATGATGCATATTTGATCATCGCTATCATACTCAACTCTGTATCCTGTTTTCATAACTCAGTTGCCTTTGGGAGCCCATTTTTAGTCTCTCAGTAGATCGTCGAGTGTTACTTTTCCTTTAGTCTCTCTGCATATACGCAGTGCAAGCGCACCTCCAGGCCGGTGATGGTTATTTTTGATGCGTGAGATATGGTGCCTTGACATCCCCACTTTTTTCGCAAACTCTGTTGCTGTAATCTTGTGCTCATAGAGATAGTCGCATAGTCTCATGTTGTCCCTCTTGTTAAGTGTTGTGTGCAGTATATCACATAGTGCATTGAAAGTCAAGGGGTTGTGTGTTGCATTGCATACAACTATTTTTTTGTAAAAAAAGAGAGAAAAGAATGTTGCGTCAAAATGCACCATCTGCTATATTTAAGTTATCAAAGCGAGCATGTCTCCCTGATGACCGATGTAACAGTCGGCAGGTTGTAGCGGTGAGTGTAGATAGTGAGTAAGAGTGACAATAAAAAACAAAACAAAAAAAGGTGAATAAAATGAAGAATTACACAGTGATACTAATGGTTACACAATTCGGCACAGAATACGAGAGAATAGAAGTTGAATATACAGTGATCGCAAAGGATAAGGATCAAGCAGGCTTTAGAGCGATTGATGCAGCTGCTCAAGATGGCCACTATGTTGACGAGTACGAACTTTTACACATTAACGAAGCTTAAATAAATGGGGGCGCAAGCCCCTTAAAGGACAATTAAAATGAAATTATTTCACACTAGCCCATCAATTATAAATGAAATCTATGAGGACGGAACATTCGGTTCACACGTATTTTTTTCTGATCATGAGTATGTAATGACAGAGGGTGATTATGTAACATATTTAGTTGATATAGATGAAAAAGATGTGGTTGCCGCATCAAGTTTGTTTTATCAAGATAACTGGAAAAATGCTATGCCTACAGTTCAAAAAGTTATGGATCGAATAGCTGTAGAACAGGACATTGCGATGAATCTTATTGATGGGACTTTGTGTTTAATGGATATATCAGAAATGGATTCGGATGATGACTTTTGGATACAGAAAATGCAAGCTGAGGCAGCTCAATTGATGGGTTATAATGCCGTAGCTGTTAAAGACGAGACAGGAATTTCCTACATGCTGGACTTAAAAGTCTACAAAGAAAAAATGGAGTTACTTTTCCAATGAAAACAAAATCGATTGAAAATGTGGAAGCATGGCACGAAGAGTGCCGCAAAAACTACGAGTATCATATGAGCACAGCTTCGGCTTGGTACGAGGAGATGAGGAAATATGAGCAGATAATCGAGGAGATAAAAGAGCAAAGTGTTTTTTTGTAGAATTTTGCTGCAATTAGTGTTACGCTAAAATGCAACACTTGCTATATTAGAGTTATCAAAGCAAGCAACGTGTGAGCGATGACAAACGACAAAAAAGGAAGTGGAAAAATGGAAACTACAATTGAAACTAAAGAAGAAAGACTAGCAAAAGCTAAGGTGATGTACGAGATGTCAAAGAAAATGGGGCTGGATCTAGCGTTACCGGCGATACAAAAATTGATAGCTCAGATAGAGTCAGAGGAATAAAAAAGATGGGGCGAAAGCCCCTTTAAAATAGGAAGAAGAAGATGAAATTATCATATGAAGAGTGCTCAGCGATCAATGCAAAACTTGAAGGAATGTTTGAGCTGCGTGATCTGATGATGAAAGTCCGAAGAGAGACAATTGACATTGAAAAAAATAGTGCGTTAACGGAAGCTATAAATTTATCTTTCGAACTGACTAGAAATTATTTGGATGAATTAACTTTTTTAAGAACAGGGGTAAAAAATGTTATATGAACACTATCTAGACGAACAGTGGGAAGCACAAAGAGGAAGTGAAGAAATACAGACGAGAGATTTCTTTGAATTTGCGATAGAAAGCAGAAGAGAAAGAGCGCTAGAATTGATTGAGGGAATAGCAGGGACGCAAATACCACACCAATTTTTACAAATCTTATCTTCTGCGTACTCGATTGATTGTGAGCATGCTATCAAACTAGCATATGATTTAAATTTAGAGCAACTCGATTTTTTAGCGATCGATGGGGATATTAAGGGTTTTGAAAAAGAATATTTAAACCAAAATTAGGAAAAAAAATGAACAAAGTACAAGAAATTACAGAATTTAAAGCGGCGCAAAATGATTACTCCCTTGTCGAGAGGGTTGTGATGCAAGGAGATTTGTCACAGTTAAGCGCAGAACAACGAGTGATGTATTATAGAAAAGTGTGTGAGAGTACGGGGTTAAACCCGTACACAAGGCCATTTGACTACATACAGCTTAACGGAAAGCTGACTTTATACGCTAAAAAAGATGCAACGGATCAACTACGTAAAGTTAACGGAATCTCTATTGACAAGGTCGAGTCTAAAATTGTCGATGAGCTATGTATCGTAACAGCAAGAGCCAGCACAAAAGACGGCCGCACAGATGAATCCACCGGCGTTGTTGTCATTGGCAACCTCAGAGGGGATGCAAAAGCAAACGCTTTGATGAAAGCTGAAAGCAAAGCAAAACGTCGTGTAACATTGAGTATTAGTGGGATGGGATGGACAGACGAAACAGAGATTGAGACAATCCCGGGGGCAAAAAAACAAGATGTTTGCATGGAAACGGGAGAAATAAAAAGCATAACAAAGCAAAAAGCGGATGAGCTGACGGCTATAGTCTCTACTTGCTTGCCTGATTTTATAGAAAAATTTTACAAAACATTGAATGCTCATCAAATACAATCGATTGAGACTATGCCGGTCGAGATGTATGAGCGTGCGAAATTTTCAGCTGTGGCAGCTGCTGCGGAAGCTCAAAAACAGAAGATGAAGACGGAAGAATATGCGCTTGAAATGAGTGCTCTGGAGGCTGAAAATGATAACGGCTAGCGACATAATCAACGATACGATTGATAGGTGCGGTGAGTATTTAGAAATGGTTGATGATCCCTCGGCATTTGTTGCCGAGGTTTTAGCTAAAAGAATACTACAGCTTGAAGAAAGAATTGCATATTTGGAGGCTATAAATGGTGATAGATAAATTAACAATATTTGTAAGAAACTTATCGATTGAGCAGCGTAAAGAGGTTGAAATTAATGAGATACTTCGGGAGATATTTGATCTTCAAGTTGAGTACAAAGCTGCAATTATTCTGTGTGAAAAATATAGTGTTGGGCACGAATTGTTAAATAGCATTCGTAAGGAGATGGATGCTTGGAGGGTGAAGTTATGCAAAATTTTAGAGGGAATCGTTAAAAATGACACAGACTGAAGAAATTAACATAGAACAAGGGTCCGAGGAGTGGCTAGAGCTGCGTCGTACAAAAATTACATCGACAGATGCAGGCACAATTTTGGGAGTAAATCCATGGAAAAGTTTAAAAAAACTTAGAGAAGAAAAGTTTGGGGTACGAGACGATTACAAAAATGCGGCGATGCAAAGAGGTCATGATTTAGAACCGGTGGCACGCAAACTTTACGAAGATTTATACACAGTAAAATTGAAACCGAAAGTTTTTGTGCGTGATTTTGCGATGGCATCTGTTGACGGAATTTGTGATAAAAATGAACATTTGATCGAAATCAAGTGCCCAACAGAAAAAAATATTGGCAAATCTTTATCGCGTGAGATTCCTGATTATTATTTTGCACAAATGCAGCATCAACTTTATGTGCTGGGTTTAGATATCATGTATTATTGCGTGTATGATGGGTTTTTTGGGCATCGAAAAGAAGTTCAAAGGGATGAAAAATACATAGAGAACATGGTCAAAAAAGAGAGGGAATTTTACGATTCACTTTTTTGTGTAGCTGATTAAAATGCCGAAGCGTATCATTGTGAATATAAAAGTAAAAAGCCCCCGAATGTGGGGGCTTTAGCTTGCTATATCTTGCTCTCCCTACCAAAGTTGCGCAAGATAAACTGAACAGGGTATTTAGAGTTGATAGCTGAATCATACAAAAAAAACGGCTAACAATCAACTTAAATCTACTAGTTAAGAGGTTTTTTACAACCGCTAACTTAATAGCTTTAAGATAAATATAACATAGCAGAAAGTCCCAATTTCATGCTAGCCCTTTTTAAGCTTTGGTGAAAGAAAAGTCAAAGATTTAAGGAGGACACGTCTAATGTCAAATAATCAATACGAAAATCAAGCTACTTTTGAACGTTGCCCCCATGACCGGGAAAATCCCTATATGATGGTTAGTAAGTATATTTTCTACGCCACTCTTTTGTCTCTGCAATGTAGATATATATTGATGCATCTATCAAATCTAAATCTTAAATCAAATATCTGTAAAAAAGAAATTTCTTTAATCTTAAATATCCCTTTGGGAGAAGTGGAATTATCTTTAACACAACTCCAATCCGGTGGTTGGCTGACTGAAAAACAGGCAGAATTTCTTTTTGGGGGTGAATAAATGTCACAATCTCATTCATTTTGTGTGGAAGATGCTAAACTTTACGGGGTTGAATGCGCTATACTCATTAACCACTTCCGTTTTTGGGTAAATCAAAATAGAGCATGTAAGCGTAATTTTTTTGATGGTAGAACGTGGATGTTTCAATCACAAGCTGAAATAGCTGCAATATATCCTTATTGGTCACAAGATACCGTCCAACGTATTATAAAAAAATTGATTGATTTTGATGTGATCGTTAAAGGCAATTACAATAAAACTGCGTACGATAGGACAGCATGGTATGCCTTCAAAAATGAAGAAATTCCTAACATTACGCGGAATCGCGGAATCGGATCCGAAGACCAGCGGAATGGTCTCCGCGACATCGCATCACCTATACCAGATACTAACAAAGATACTAAAAAAGATCTTCCTCCTCTAACTCCTCCAAAGGAAAATTTTGAAAAGCCACAAAAAGAAGAGGAAGAAGAAGATTTTTCATTTCTTTCTAAATATAATTTTAGCGATCATGAGCTTAGACAGCTGGTTCCATTTTCTACGGATCAAATTCAGCGAGCACTAAAAGTTGCCTCGTTGCAGAAAGTGACAAAATCCTTTTTCGGCCTTCTGCTAAACATATTGAGGAACCCCGAAAAATGGCCTGATCCTGCTCATCTATCAAAGGCAGAGGAGTCTAAAAAGCATGAAAGTAAATCCAAATTTGATTATGCTCCGCTTAATCGATCTTATTGGAATCAAATTTTGAAAGCAGTCACTCAGGCGATGATCAAAAGTTTCGGGGTCGTCAATGCAGCTAAGGGATGGCATGAAAGGGGCCTTATAGAGTGCGGATCTTATCTAGAAACTCGAAGTGGCGAGAAAATCTACATGAAAGACGCTTCATTTTTAAATCAAGTTGAAAACTTTCTTAGGAAAAACGATATCGAGCTTGACTCGCTGTATAAATTTATCTCAGCCTGTAGAAATGATCTTGACAAACAATTAAACAATGTGTAAAATAAAATGAAACAAATTGAAATTAAACCCAAAAACTTGTTGAGAGATGTTGCGGATTATGTTGTGTCTGTTTATTATAGCTACATAAAAATTGGAGAGAGTCCTATCTTTTTGGCGTATATACACACGTTGATCGATTTAGCGATTGACTGCGCACAAAGCCCGTCATTGTCAAAAGTAAGAAAAATAAAAAGAATGGTATACAATGGACTGCATCACAATCATCGTACCGATCACGCTTGTTAGCGAGTCTAACAAGTCTGAGCATTGGTCGGCTGGAGCAAAGCGTCACAAGGCCCAAAAAATGGCCGTCACGGCGTTTTTGAGACATGAGCTTGAGGAAGTCCCAATGCCATGTGAAATAACGCTTGTGAGGCATTCTATGCGTTTTTACGACGATTCTAATCTTGTGTCAGCATTTAAATATGTACAAGATGCTGTTAGTGAGTTCGCGATACCGGAAAAGGCGATAGATAAATATGGGAAGCCACTGGCAGGAAGAGCGGATAATGATCCTAGGATCAAATGGCAATACAGGCAGGAAAAGTACGATGGCCATTGCATATCGATCGAAATCAAGCCTCTTTTATCTCGAATAGGGAGTCATCAGTGATGTACTCAAATTCTGCTTTCTTCGGGGGGTCGATGATCAATTTCAAAGCTTCAATCTCATCTTCTAGTATTTTATTCTTCTTCTTCAATTCTGAAACTTCCGCAAAGAGTTTTTTGCGTACTTTTCCGGCAGATTCTGCAATTTCTTCGACTTTTTTCTTAAGTGCATTGAATTCAATTTCTGACTTTGATAGATTGTCAATATTTAGATCAAACTGTGTATCGCTCATGTGTAACCTCGTACCACCAATCTATCATAAAAAGGGATAAAATGCAAAACCAAATGAAGAAAGATGATTTATTAGACATAGAAGAGGCGTCGATTAAGTTATTAGATTGCATTAAAAGCATATTCGAAGACTCTACGCCTCCTTTGTTTTTATCTGCCCTGAATTTGACGGTTTACACACTTCTAAAAGAGTTTCAAAGAGGCACTAAAGTCGATCTTTTGGATACTCACATAAACTGTCTGCGTGCTTTTGAAAACGCTAAAAAAAAGGTCCAAGAATGAAAGACCTAAAATTATACTTATTTAAACGGATGATGCAAGATAACCCTGAAATTTTCATGAAATCACTAGAAGAAATCGAAACTAAGATGATTGAAATGCAGAAAGAAATTGACGATTTAAATAAAAAAATAAAGTTTCCTTTAACAAGTAGATAGAAAATGAAGTGGACAATTTGCGAAGTTGAAATCAAAAGCATCAAACCTAATCCAAGAAATCCTAGGCAAATTAGCACTCGGCAATCGCAACTGCTAAGTAATCTCATGGATAAATATGGTTTGATTGATAAGCCGATACTTAATCTTGATATGACATTGATAGGTGGCCATCAACGCATACGCATCCTAAAAAAAAAGAGGATTAAAAAAGTAGAATGCTGGATTGCAGAAAGGCAGCTTGAACAACATGAGCTAGATGAATTGTGCATAGGGTTGAATAAGAACCAAGGCGAATTTGATTATGACATTCTCGCGAACAATTATGAAATTACGGACTTAATGACCTGGGGATTTGACGAAAAAGAGTTGTTGGATATATGCGACAGTCAAGAGGCTGAGGAAGAAGAAGAGAAGTCTAAAAAACAAAAAGAATGTCCCCATTGTGGCAAATCTTTAAAATAGCAGGGAAAAAATGACAGAAAAAGAAATAGAAAACGAAATATCATCTTTACAGTATGAACAAACTAGGAAAATGCCAAAAAATGCAAGTAACAATATACTCTTATGTCTATTTTTGTACTCGATATTTTTTGCTTGCCATGGGATAGCTTTATATGGGGCATCTCCTATCATAAATAGAGCTGTCAATGGTCAAGGGTGCGCCTGGAAATGTAACTCCTGCCAGCAGCGCATTTGGCAGGACAGTTGCCGTAAAGACTGGAGGGGTGATTATTATTGTCCGCGATGCGGAGCTAAAAAATGAAATTTATTATTAAATCAGCCATTTTACTGTGTGCGATAGGTGCATCAGTACCCGAAAATAATTACCCTTTAGAAAATCCAAAAGGTATGAATGGAACAACAGAACCAATCGAATCCACAAATGAGGTACAACAATCCTGACGATGCTCAAGATATTTTTGAGATGTCTAAAGAGCTAATAAGGGTCATTTTAAATATATTCGAGGGAAACGAAAAACTTATTTGCTTAAACGCTATTACTAACAGCATTTGCATAGTACTTGAAGAGTGCGAAGACAATAGGGAAGATCAATTGCAATTGATCGAACATTTTTGCAAAGCTTTGATAGAGGTACACAAGAGGGACACATGAAAATTGATCTTAATGAGGAAGAAATCGAGTGGATAAAAAGAATTTGCAGGCGTGCAATAGAATTTGAGGAAATGGGAATTAATCCATCACAGATTACGGATGCAGAAAAATGCAGAAAACTTTTAGATAAGTTGGAGAACAAAAGTGAAAATTAATATAAATAACACTAAAACTTTGCACAAAGTATTACACGCTTTAGAAGGGCATGACCACCCGGATAAAGTAGAAATTTTAAGTCAACTACTTATTAAAATACTTATTTTACACAAAATTAAAAAAGAAGTTTTTATTGATTTCATGTCAGAATGCTACGACGCTTTAGAAGAAAATGCAAATAGTTTAGGGTTTATATGAAAATTGACGTCGTAGCAGATTTGCACGGGTACTACCCACAGCTTGCAGGAGGAGATCTACTTATTATTGCTGGAGATTTGACCGCCTCCGATGAAAAGGAAGAATACGATGATTTTATGGGGTGGCTTGATATATATGAGTGTCTTTACAAAAAAATTGTGATAATCGCTGGTAATCACGATAATTTTTTACAATCCAATCCTGAATACATAAGCTCACACGAGTACGAAAACATCGAATATTTATGCGATTCAGGCACAGAATTTGACGGCTTAAAAATTTGGGGCTCGCCATGGTCACCTTGGTTTCCACGCATAAATCCTCTTTGCAAAGCTTTTGTTTTTCCCGATGAGGCACTATTTGATAAGTGGGAAATGATCCCTAAAGGCACTGATATTTTAATCACGCACACTCCTGCATATGGCACTTTAGACTATAGACAAATGGAGGATGGAACAAAATATCATATGGGCAGCAAAACTCTTGAAGCGTGGATAAAATACGTTGAACGACCCTTAATCCACGTCTTTGGGCATATCCATGAATGTGGTGGCATGCAGGCCGAAGAATACGCAACATATAATGACCAAATGATGAAAAGTATCAATTGCAGCTACGTAAACGAAAAATACAGGCCGGTAAATAAGCCAATAACGATAATTTTATGACTGAATATTCTGCAAAAATTGAGATAGAAGAAGAGGATTTACTCGATTTGATCCATTGGGCTCGTCGGTATTGCGATAAACGATGTACAGGAGTGGCACATCAATTTAATGGTATCTATAAGCGATTGAGAAGTGCATACCCTGATCTTTTGCGAACAAGAGACTTATTCGATAAAACTTTGATGAATAATTCTGAATTTTGGCCATATGCGCAAGACGGTGATTTTAAAGACGAAAATGGAGGGTATGATGCACGTTAATCTTTTTCGTTCTCAAACTCAATATTTTTTATAGCTTTCAGCAAATCTTCTTTCTTGGTGCCCTTATGTTCGCATCTAAGGATATACTTTATTGCATTACCTAACTCGAACCCAAGATCAAAAGCTCTAATCACATCAATCACGGTCATTCCCTTCCCTCTATAGTGTAGGGGATTATTTACAGGATCATTCATTCCATTCACGCAATTTTGTTGATTCTGATATTTTTTATTGTTCCCTTTTTTTTCCGCATCTTGCCATTTATCGGATTTTCTCCATGCGGAATCTACATCTTTTTCCCAATTCATTTGGCACTTTTTGCAGCGGAATCGTACACATGTGTCACCAATATATATACCGCAATCTAGACAATTAGAGAATTTTATCATTTATATTTTTTCCATATGTACCCGATGATCGATCATACCAAATCTTTTTTGCGCTTCTTTCCCTTCTTGGGTAGCTAACCAACCAGATTTAATGATTTTAATTATAGCATTTTCTAATTCTTCGTATTCCTTAGATTTCATCGACAATATATGCTTCATGTACATAGTATTATTTTCCTTTTATGTATTCTAAAAATTTACTAACTTCTTCCGCTGTAAACTTGTGATTTTTTCCGTTTATTATTATGTTAAATTCCGAAAATCCCCTATGTTTTTGGGAAACATAATAGTTGTCTAAATCAATATGTACGTGAGTTTTTTCAATTTCAGGTGGTGTAATTTCGGATTCCATTTATGTCCCCTTGGAGTACTTTTGGATGATATTTTACTTGTTCTTATTTGTTGGTAATGCTATACTACGTCTGATAATGGCAATTATGTATAACTTGCCGATTCTTTCCTATAAGTTTTATAAAACTTATCAAACTCAATCTTCCTAACGAACATCCTATTGCCAAATTGTATAAAATGCTCTTTGAGTCCATTTCTATCCCTATTTGCAAATATCTCTTGCACTTCACCCACTTGTAAATCATACTCAGGGCTGCCTATAATACAGGCAATCTTTAAAAAAACTATAGGGTTCCCTTTTCCATCGGCATTTCTCATTTTTCCGTCTCAATTTCATTGTGATTGGGTTTAGTTATATCGTTTTATAAAATAAAAGTCAATAAAAAACCGGCTATGTTGGATAGCCGGTAAACTTAACACTAAAAGAAATGAAAATGAAAAATATTCTCTGCTCTAAACACATGTTAATATTCGTGCGCTTTTTTTGCACGCTTTTTCATCATCTGAGCGGCCGACATCGCTTCTTTTTCTTCTACATGATCGTGCTTTTTCTTTATAGCGGAGTGGGCTTTTTTTGCATCTTCTTTATAATGCTTAGCGTCTTTACCGAGGGCTTTGGATGCTTTTTCCATGATTTTCTTGTGCATTACTTCCCTTTCATTTTGTGATGCGTGTGGGAGGCCACTTTAGCTTTAATAGCGGTCTTCGCATGCTCTTTTTTATGCATGTGGCTATCATGTCCGCCCTTCACTTCTTCTTTGTGTGTAAGCTTATGCTCTTCGTGATGTTTCTTTTTATGCATCTCTATTTTCCTTTTTTTCGAGCTTCGCTATAGCCAATGGCCAAAGCTTGCGATTTGTCTGTAACCAGCTTTCCTGTTTTACTTCCTGAGTGTAACTCCCCCTTGGAGTACTCCTGCATCACCTTCTTAATCTTGCGTTGCTCTTTACCTTTTGCCATATTCATTCACCTATTTCTAGTCTTTCTATTCTTTTATTTAATTTTTGGATTTCATGCAGTAAAAATATAGGCAACTCATGATATTTTATTGTCTCAGGTTGGTTTTCATCATTATACACACATAAATAGGGGACCTCTTCGTGCACTTCTTCTGCAATCAACCCATATTGTAAGGATTTATTTTCATCTTTTATGTAATTAAATGTTGCTGGCCTAAGACCAAGTATAGAAACATCCGGAGGAATGCAATCAATATTCTCTTTGTACCTCTTAGATGACACTGTAACACCTAGCTGACCAGTTGCAGAAACTATAACGGGTGCGCCCGTCACAGAAGCACCTGTGATCCCTGCGATAAAGCATAAATTTTGCTGCCCCGTTCCACTCCCTTGGTTTCCGATTCTAACAGTGTTATTATCTGCGATCGTGCCTTCACTTCCAACCAAAATATTGCTTGATTCGGATGTGGTGTAAGAAAAACCAGATCTATCACCCACAAAAATGTTGTTTGTTCCTGTGCTCAAGCCATTTGAACCGGTAAAATGCCCCAAAAAAGTATTAAAAGAACCGCTTGTTATTCCTTGGCCACTATTCGTACCTATCCCTAAATTTCTTTGGCCACTAAGAGCAGCCTGAAAACAAGCTTCACCTATGCCAAGATTGTTTGCTCCCGAAACTCCACCTGACATTGCGGTATAACCTATACCAATAGAGAAATCAGATGACGCCCCCAAAAGCGCATGCCATCCCAGCGCGACAGTTCCGTTTATAGAAGATGAAGTTGAAAATAGGGAACCTTCTCCCCACGCAGTATTAAATTGTCCCGTGCTAATTGCATTGCCGCTAACGTGACCTCCGCAGGTATTTGATATCCCACTCGATAATGATGATAGAGCTTGAAATCCTAGAGAGGTTGATCCGGCGGATGTAGATGGGCCGGATGTTCCAATCAACAAATTTGTGGATGCAGGTGCAAAGTCTTGTGTAATAGTGGAACCAGCTCCTACAAATTTAACATTTGTGTTTGCTGTTACCAGATTTATATTTCCTGTCCCGTCCGGAGTCGCTGAGCCGGTATTTCCCGTGATTTTTAAAACAGTTTGTGGTCCTGATCCTGATGTATTTAAATAAATTTGACTCATTATTACCCCTAGTTTGCGTAAAGAATGCCTACTTTAACACTTCCTGTACCGGCAGCCGGAACAGTTGCATAAAATGCGGTACCTGCACCAAATCCCATATTCATGGCTTTACCGGCGTTGCCTCTGCAATCCAAAACAAATGACTCCCCTGCTACCATCGTAGTGCCTTTTGTGGACCCGTTATTGTCAGCAAAAAAAATAGTCTGATTCGTTTGATTCTTAACCAAAATAATCACAGGGTTATTTTGAAGAATTCCCAAGAGTTGAGGCACATTTGTAAATGTGGGGGATAATGTTAGCTCCGTATCAAATACTAGATTTTGATTTGTTGGTAAATTTGCCATACTTTCCTTAGTTCAAAACTAAAAATGTTAAAACAACCGATGCTGTGCTATTTGTTGCCCCTGTTCCGTTTTGAACAACTACCACAGATTGATTAGCGGAATTGGTAACGCTTCCTATTGTTAAAGCTGCAAATGCAGTTCCACCGGATAACATATATAAAACTTGTGTAGTGGAAGCAGTAATCGAGCTATTGGTGATAGTAAGCGTTACAGATGCCCCTGCGTTGATTGTTGGGGTTGTAATTGTAATCTGTCCTGATCTGCCATTTAGTGTCGCTGTAGTCGTTCCTGAGGTTGACCCGGAATTTAAAACGATCCCTTTACCAGCTGTAGAGGACACAAAATTACCGTTTGTAGCTGTTATATCACCTGCGGTAGATGTTATTCCTCCTGTCGTTGCAACCAAACCAGTGGAAGCCGTCAAAGACCCCGTTACAGCGGTGTTCCCTGTTGCATTCCCTATTGCTACTGTTCCGGTTCCCCCTGTCCCTATTGTCGTACTTGCTGCCCCTGTAGTATTTATTGTTACAGGTCCGACAATATTTGCCCCTGAAGCACTACTAGCAGATGGTTCAACCCATGTTTGACCGTTAAATATGTAAAATGTCGGGGGAGTTGTGGTTGTGTCGAAGTATTCTTGTCCTAGTTTTGCAGGTAAAGTTAAAGGTGGTCCCGATCCTTGTAATGGGTATGGTCCTACTTTAATCAATCCACCTGGCGCATAAGCTGTTGTTAACATGTGAAACCTCTTTTTTTCTTTGAAGAGCAAGTTTAAATCATGTACAGTAAAGTAAAAACAATTAATTTTAATGAGTAACCCTTTTAGCACCAGGATTGACAAGAAATGATAAACAATGGTAATGTTGATTGTGAGTATTTGTCTGTGAAAGAGTTCGCTTTTATGTTGAACGTGCATTACAACACTGTTCTACGTTCAATAAAAAGAGGAAAATTATCAGCTGTACGAATAGGATCGGGGAAAAAATCCTGCTTTAGGATACACAAGAGCGAACTAAACAGGATTGCACTATTTGATATGAAGGAGATGATCGACAAGATCATAGAGGAGAAAACAAAATGATATTTTTACTATTCTTTTTTACATTCCTGATTGCCTTCTATATGGGCAAGCAATCCGGATATGATGAGGTGCGAAACGAGAAGGTAGACGATCTACTTCGCAGAGATAGAGGAGGAAGATGATTTCTTATTTTTCAGTTCTTTTTTCAACTCTTTAGGGAAGAATTGAAGGTACTCTAATGCTTCCTTAAGGGATGTATTTTCAAATTCAGGCGTTTCAAGTGATTCTTTTAGTCTAGGATCGCTCTTCATTTTCTCTTTCCTCTTTTATAGTTTCCAGTATTCTCTGTAACCTAATGTACCCACTAAAGATTTTTCTTTTAAGTTCCTTCCCTGTATTTGTGTGTGCATTGTGTTTTACATATTCTTCCCAAACTTTTAAGTTTTTTCTGATCTCATCTGCTTTTTCTTCATAGAAAGATGGGTAAAACTCTGGATCCATTTCATAAAGTTGTGTTTTAATTTCATTCATTTTAGGTAAATATTCATCTGGTTTTTCAATTGCCTTATAGCGGTAGTCTTCTAAAGTGTTTCTCAATGTGTCTATTTTTTTTGTTTTCTTCTCCCCTGCTGTTAGCTTAGGTTCTTCTACTTGTGATTTACCCTTTTCAACTTTAGGTTTAGGAGGCGGTGCAGACTCTTGTTTTTTTTCTTCCACTATAGGTTTAACAGGACTAGCAGGTTTTTCTTTAGGCTTAGGGGATGAAACGGGCTTCTCTACTTTAGGCTTTGCAGGCTCTTTTTTGGCTCGTGGTTTCGAAGTGATTAAATTACCTTCTGCATCGTATCTCTCCTTACTGATTTTATGAATTATTGGCTGTATATGGTCAAATAGAGAGTACCTATTTTTTATATATCCCCATGTTTTTCCTTCATTCTCTTTAGAATAAATGGGTCTATTTTTAAATTTCCAAAAAGCATTCCCCCTTGAATCTGCCGTATTTGGGTTATACTCAGCTATTCCAGTCCTAGCCTGTCCTTTAGGAGCATTTTTACTAAATACTATATCGTTATAATCTTGTTCCGATGCTTGAGAATACCAAACCATATCCCCGTTATAAAAAGTAGTAACCATCAAATCAATATGGGGCATATGAATAGTCCCCATTAATGCGGTAGACTTTTTTTCTTCTGGCACACTATTCATCACAAATCTAAACGCATCCTCAACATTCTGGGGAGACGTTTCAAGATCTGAAAACTTAAATTTCTTGTCTTTTCCGTCTACGTTTACAGTTGCTACACCATTCTTCACGTCTATAAGATCCCCGGATTCTCCACTGTTCGTTTTTACCATCCTAGAAGGGGCTTGCGGTTGAATATTCTCAGGTTTTCTGACCATTTCATTAGCAGTCTGATTAAGTTGGCCGCTCAAGGCAGGTGGAATTTGCTCACTTTGTATAGGTTGTGGTTCATGCTGATGTTGCATCATTTGTTGCGCAGGCTGCACTTGCGGTTGTGGTGGTGGCATTTGGGGCGATGATGCATTCTCTTGTTGTGGGGGTGGCTGTTCCTTGTTTTGCATGTATTCATTAAAGTTTCCGCTTTTGCTAAGATCTAACTTTTCCCTTGGATTTTCTTTAACATACTCTTGCATATCATTTAAAAGCTTATCTATCTCATTTCCTTTTGAGATGATATTGTAATCTTGTTTTTTCATGACCATTGGCAAAATTAATTTCATTTCGTCATTAGTGGCGCCACCTTCTATTAGGCTCATTATTCTATCGGCCTCACCAAGACCCTGTAAGACATTTACGCTCTTAATGTAAGGTTTTCCTAAATTCTCAGGTTGTGGCACGGGCGCAGGATGATTTTCAGCATTATAACTACGCTCAAAAATACGTGGTGGGACGTTTTTAAATTGCGGTGGTGGCTCTTGTGGTTGTTGATGTGCATCTACATCATTATTTTCAGGACCATGAGGTACTAAGGGTTGATAAGGCAGATTTCTTGGCTTTCCTTTTCCTTGATGTGCTATTTGCTTTTGATCATAACCAATTTGTTTTTGCTTATTTTCAATTTGAAGCCTATCTTGGTGTATAGTGTGACCGTTTTTTCCTTTCGATTTTCCTGATAATTGGCCTTTCCGTGGAATATGTATCGCATCAGGGTAAATAGCACTATTTCGATTTAAATATGCATAGAGGCCAGCCATTGCAGCCCCAGCTGTACCAGCTGCGCCCACCGCTGTCATTAATGCATTTTTCTTATTGCGCTCATGATTTTTCATGGTTCTTTCATGATCTGTCATGAATAATTCAGGATCATAATGCTTATCTTTTGAGCTTGTCATTCTAGAAAGGATCTGCTGCGCAGTATATCCCGAGTAATATGCGGCATTAATATTATTTGCATACTGTGGGGATCTTCTTCCTATAGCACTTAAAATTGTACGTGCCGAATACCCCCTCCCTATTGCATTAAAAATCGCTGATGCCATTATTCTCCTACAAGGTTTATTCCGTGCAAAATCGTACCTAAGTAATCCAGTGGAGCTTCATCTAAATATTGCATCTGGTTGTCTTGGTCTGCATTTAATTTTAAATTACCTTTTAAAATTGCGTCGTCAATCGCAATTTTATATGTTCTCCAATCCACATTTTTATCCTCAAGTGCCTTCCTCAACAGTATCAAATTTGTAGAAGGGTCGTCTTTAAATACCTTTGAAATCATATCGTTTGTAGCTGCAATTTGCTCAGGATTATACTCTTGATTGTCTGAAGAAATAGCCGATGCAATAGTATTCATAGGCCAAGGCAAAGCCTGTGTAATAGACAGATTTTTATTTGATCCCTGACCTCTTTTTAAAGCTGGAAAAGTGGCAAGATTCTTTTTGGCTCCTTCCGGTAAACTTGAAATTATCGATTCAATTTCTACAGGCCCATAATTCTTATCGCTTAAAATTCTTCTTGTAGTGTCATATAAGCCCATATCCAAAAGAGGTTGGACTTTATTTTTAATAGAGTTTATACGATGTTCATCGGAAATTTTATTTCCCGTCGCCGATTCTTTAGTTTTCTGCCACAATCTACCGGCCGGCAATCCATTTTCCAGATTTGATATTTGGTCTTTAACTTGTTTTGCCTTGGTTGCCAATGCTATTTTTATGTCGGATTGTGATTGACCCTCTTTTGCAGCCTCCTCGCCATACCTATTGAAGAGAGCCTTTAATTCCGGTGATGCGGTGCGATCTGGGGTATCCCCTGGATAGTACCTTTTTAATGCTTCTTCTCCCATCTTCCCATATGTGTCTTCAGAGATTATTGCTGCACCCTTTTGATGTTCTATGTCTGAATTATATCTTCTATTTTCTTCATTTCGATTTGTTACATATCCTAGACTTTCATCGTAACTTATTGGGTGTTCACTATTTAGGGATCTTCTGGAAATTTCATGCGCTTGTTGTGACAATTCATCAGCATCAAATATCCTACGTTTACCACCACCTACAGATGTTTCAGGTAGGCTTCCTTGTTTTCCATATGCCTCATTATCAGGGCTTCTTTGCTGTATTTGTGGCGTTGTTCTCTCTTGATTTCCACTAGGCTGCTCTTCTGTAGTTGAATAGTTTCTGATCGCACCTTGATCCCTATTATCTTGTCCTTTAGGTGACCTAGAAACTTTATTATCTAAAAATGAAGGAAGCTTTCTCCTAGGTTTATCTTCCTCTTCATCTTCTGCTTGCATTCTATAAGGATTCGTTTCTATCTGCTGACTGCTCTCAACTAGACTTCTGCGCTTTCCTTTTTGTAAGTCATTAGCAATAAGAGCCGCCCTAACACTTGGCTCCCGTGTACCTGAAAGTTCAATCCCTCTTTTTCTTAAAGCTTTATCCTCTTCTTCTCTGTATTTGTCTTCTCTGCGTCGTTCTTCTGATTCCAGCATGCCTTTGCCCACGCCTTCCCCGAAATTACTTCCAAATTCACTTCCAAAGGAATACTTTTGCTTTGCTGCTGGTATAATCTGCACCATAAAACCCCCTTATGCCCACATACTGGCTAATTGTGCACCACCACCACTATCTCCACCACCTCCACCCCCACCACTAAAGTTAAAGTTTTTACCAAAACTTTCCCCTGAGGATTTAGCTAAACTTGTTCCAAAAGTTTTCCAAAATCCGGGTGGACGCTGCCTTTTCTCTGCTAATCCAACATCGTAAGGTCGTTGATTCAGCAGCATATCACTATAGCCCATGATGTCGTTCAACGCTTGCCTTTGCAATGACTGCCTATTTGATTGCAATTGTGACGCGAAGTCTTGTGCAGCGGCATTGCTGGCGTTTTTAAATCCACTACTTTGACGCCCACCTAGTCCTTGACCGCTAAATCTAGAGGCCATACCGCCTTGTAACTCGTTAAATTGTCTTAATGCAGGGGCTTCCATTTCGTCAAATGTGGCTTGATCGCCTTGTGAAAGCCTTGACAGGTAGCTATCAGGTCCCACATGTTGATAAAGTTGATTGTGCTGCTGCATCTGTTGAGGAGTGTATTGCTGTACAATAGATTTTCGATAACCCGATGGGATGTTCTCCCCTGGCATCTTATAAGACATCTGAGAGGGATTCTGTGCTTTAGCTTGCGCTTGTTGTTGATTATAATTATCCATCATATCTTTCTGTGATGCATAATTCATGATGGTGGGGGCGTTCTTTGACATAAAAAACCTCTTAGACGTTAGAAATCCATTCAAGCGTTACTATACCATAAGTTGCCGTTGGAGCTCCAGCCCCGGACAAAATATTTATATTCGTCGGGTCAATATATGCACTAATCTGCCCTGCAATGGCTGTATTTGATCCTGCCACTATACCGAACCAATTGCCTGATGCATCCATGTACATCCCAAAAACACGCACGAATGCAAATAGTTCATTAGTTGTGATACCATGCTCTATTGTCGTTGGCGCAGTGGTAAAAGTATATACCTGCCTAATGCCCTGCATCTTCTGGTTTTTATTAACGTACCAGGCTTCTCCATTGACAACTGATCTATTGGAGGGGTAGAGGCCGGAAGTACGTACATTAACAGCATTTGCGGTGTCAATGTAAGCCTTATTAATCTCCATTGACAATTGTTCTATATCAGGAGGAAAAGACCTCGACGTACGTAAATATGGAGTTTGTAACATATATTCCTAGCAAAGTAATTGTGATGGATAGACATCTAAAATAAATCCGTGAAGCTCAAATTCTTCAAATTGTTGCCCGAAATTAATATCTCGCATCTGGTCATCATCTAAAGTAAAGCCCACTTGTACAACATCGCCTATTAGTGAAGTGTTCTCACGGTGCCAAATCTGCGCCTGTCCGCTTGTACCACTTCCGGAACTTATCATCATTAAGGATTGGTTGTAAACATCAACGCCTTTCTCATAACTGGTAAATACGACTGTTTCATAGATGATAGAGGAGGATTCATCCGAATCATCGGGTGGGATGTTGAAAGGTGTGTTTGCTTCCTGGCTTAGATAGATGTAAAGCGTTAATTGTCCTGCTGGTGTGGTGGTGAACAAGTATTTCTGAGTACCAATTCTGGTTTTACGCCCTAGCCCCCAGGCTACAGGGAATTGCTTTGTCTGTATAAATGGAACGTACATTCGTTGAATTAAACCACCGCCAAAGTATGTTCCTGATGTATCCGGAATGGGATTAAGAGTAAAAGTGTTTTGACCAGGATTAGCAACGGAAAAGATACCTCCGTTAGGGCCCGTGACCCCAAGCATTCCAGAAATAACAATGTAGTCGCCTTCACTTAAGCAGTGGTCAGGGCATGTAATTACTGCGTTTGCGTCAATACCTTGAATATAAAGAGAACTTGCTTCACCTGTACCCTTACCCCTAAAAAGTATGAATCCCTGTTGATTTCCTGCAATTACTTCAGGCGCATCTAATGTTGATGAACCTGCATTCCAGGGTACATTCCATTGAGACCACGTAGGATAAACCGTCCCAATTGTTGCCCACGTCAAACCGCTTTGGCGTCTAAATTGTCCGTAGCATGTGTAAGTTTCATTAAATAGGCCCCAAGTGTTCTCTCGATAATTGTATTGTAAGGTTTGTGTCGGATATGTGTAATCATTCTGATTTCCTTTATAAGTTAGATAGATCCATTCATTGATAAAGTCCCTCTGTGCTGTTATTCGTTCTCTTCCATTATCTGTAAGCTGCATTTGCATATTGTTATCGATAATCGGGATATCAATTCTTTCGGATTGTCTCTGACTTGTTAATGTTATTCCCCTGTCACCTCTTGCAAATACTTCCGCACCTAAATTTACCGCTGAAAATGTACTCGAAACGTTTAATTCTGTATTTATAAAGTAGAATTCGAAAGGGTTAAGATCGTTTCCAGTGTATACACAACGAACAGATCCTGCTGGGGATCCAATAATTAGAACATCTTCATTACGAGTACATGTAAGCAATGGGGTATCTATTCCAAGCGTTTTAAATCCACCAAAACCTGTTTGATCCGTCCAAAATGCTGATGCCGTAGCCGTTTGATTTGCAGGAACTAAATATGGGGTAAATTCTGTGTTTGCTAAAGAAGGATCACCCGTAAAAGACGCTGTATAGAACGGGGTTCCATTCTGGGACCACAAAACAGTATCTTGCAGATAAACAGGCGGTCGAGAGGAGGACTGCAATACAGGCCCAAAGAATAGCAATCTGTCATGATGTGGAAATATCAATCGTGCACCCACCAGATAATACTGATCTTCTGGAAGATCACCTATACTAAAATCAGCCCTGGAAACCGGAGGGCAAAAGTTTACCCAGCCTAAACCGGTTAGTGGTGTAAAACTTGGACTGGTTGCGGATCCATTTGTAGGGTCGCCATCATACCATTTTAGACAATCTAAAGAGGCGGTCACCTTATTAGTCAAATATTGCACAATTCCATTTGCGTAGGTACTAGCTGCGATCATTGCATCCGGAAAAGTTACTGTAAACGTATTTCCTGCCGTGGTAACGTAACCCGTTTGAAAGTTTATTGTCTGTGCGTCTGCTGCGGTTGATGCCGTTATTTCGTTTACAAATACCCAGTCTCCAACAAGCAAATTATTCCCAGCTACGGTAAAATTAACCGTAGTTGCACTTGTTCTTGCTATAACTGTCGGAATAACAAAAGGCATTCCTATATTAGATGTTGTAAATGGAACAGGAACGCCATTCGTTACCCAAAATGCATTCTGGTAGTTAGTAGTCCAGAATTGTTGATAGTCTTGTCCATTAAATGTTAAATTAGTTGGAAATGGGCTTTTTGCTACGTAAGTTCCAAATGATATAGGATTTTTATAGAAAGAAATAGAATACGAGTTATAAGGGAAAGTTTTTAAAATATTATAAGCTTTTCGTGTGTTAAACCCTATGCATAAACTATCCATTGTTGGATTTAGACGGGCTTCTCTTAGTCCCATGGCAGGCAAATTTGCATATCTAAGGTATTGTACAGATATTGAATTTCCTGCCTCTCCGGGTATTGTTACCACACCGGTATTATAATTTATCGTGTTTAACCCCAGTGACCCCGTTGGTGTTAAATATCCATCCTTAGTTGGATCTGTGTATACGACTGTGGAGGATGAAGTTATAACTAAAGTTCCTGGAATAATGCTAGTATTTGGAGTTAGATTTAATGCGAATCCTGTTATAATATTTCCAACACCAGAACCATTTAGAGTAATTGTTGCATTATTACTATATATAGATAGCGTACTCTGAAAATACTGTGTTAACCTCGTGAGTAAAGAAGTTCCCCTCTTCCTCTTCACTCGTCCTCTCCAAGGGTATGCATTAATCAATACAGGGAAGCTGTCGTCATCTATATTGAATGGTGTTACGCTTGTCTTGAGAGTGCCTGTGATAGGTCCGACTACAATTTTACTTGGTTCCATTAATTACCTATCGCTATCCAATTAAAACCTGTATATGCGGTGGCGGTAGATGACTTTCTCCATGTAAACTGAGTCGCACTTTTTCCTAAAATCCATACCGTATTATCACTTGCAGGAGAAACATTGTTCCCTATAAGTGTAACTGTCACCACAAAACAACTACTTGGAAATTTTATACACCCTGCTCTACTAGCAAATATTACAGCTGCTGGGGTAGTATATGCACTTCCTGAAATAGTTCCCCATTGTATTAAAACTCCGGAACACCATACGTAACCCTCCACAGAGGACAAATTTCCAGTTAATTGTGAGAATTGCCCTGGCGCTTGTCCCCCGGTTACAGAAAACAATTGTGTATCTGTAGAAGTGCCAGGACCCGGATTGGCAGGAACAACAACATTTGCAGCAAAAAATTGATTTATACCAGGGATAGAACCAGGAATTCCTGTTGAAGTGCCCGTCACTCTATTCACTGTTTTTTGTACTGGAGTGGCTGTATCCTGACGGATATTTCTATGGTATCCCCCTATATTATCCCCGAAACCATGATGGTCAATATTAACCCAACTATTAGTTGATACATTATTTATTAACATCGGGCTTTGGTCAGCACTAGGATCGTTGTTAGCAGCCGGAACTGTGTTATTAAAAGTTAAATTCAAATTGTACCTCCATTATTGTATGAATTACCCATTTGTCCTTGATCTAATCCTTGACTATAGATTGTTTGTGTCCTTGTAGCTGTCCATTGCCTTTGCGACCGTTTCCACACCAATATTTCTTGCTCTCTGAACATTGCTTCATTTGATGATGGATCCATGATCGAACCAAATTGCTCTTTGTCCCCTGTATCGGCTAGTATTTTTCTTGCTGCTCCTCTAGCGATATATTCTGACATGTATCCAAACGGTATGGCATCGGCTGAATTTAAAAATGCTGCTGGTGTTAAATATCCATCTAGTTCTACGAGATATTGAGTTGCTGGAACGCTTCGCAAAGTGAGCGTATTATTATAAAAAAGCATCGCTCTTGGAAGACCTGACTGGAAGAAAAAGCATGAAACGTTGATATTATTTCCAGGTGGAATATTGCTCGGAAATGTGACATTGATAGTGCCAGTAAGGTAATTTATGGTGTTTTGAGTAGTAGAATACTGATTTATGGGATCGGGACTAGCAGGAAGTGCCAAATTACCAAATGGTGCTTTTCCTGGTTGCATCAGCAATCCATAATTTTGATTCCCATGAAGAAATTGTCCTGAATCGGTCACAAGTATATTTGTACCATCCGAACCTATTGAAGTGATAAACACTTTTGCATCTACACTGGTTACCGGAATATTAGTCAAGAATGTAGGTAAAAATGATGTTGGATCCAATGCGGCAGGGGGATCAATATTTTGTCCAGTTGCAATTATCCCCTGCATATCTACATGCCCCCTAATAATAGCATTAAAAGGAGGGTTTGGAGGCGGAACCATAGGAAGAATGGGAAGTTGAATCGTATATGTTGCCCCACCATCACCGATTGCTACCGAGGGCATGGGTTGAATTATATTAGGCCAAATATTGAAAAACTGTGTTTTTTGAGTTTGTAGAGAACAATTGATCCCATTGATATAACATGGGCTTAAAAACCCCTGATAAACTGGATACATATTAATATTCTTAGGGGCACTATCTTGGTTTTCTATCTGGATATCATACAACGGCATGTTGTATTGATCTACTCCTGGAGTAGTCATAAACTGATATTTTTTCTTAATGTCAAAAAGTTGAATGCGAGCATCTACGTCGTTAATGTAAAACCGGTTCACATAGTCGATCAAAACGGCATCAGGAACAGATGCCTGATTTGCCGTTTTAATGATTCGTCGCATATAGGTCAGAATATCGCTTAGAAGAAACATATTAGAATCCTACCGCACCCATGAAGATTGATTTTCTTTTATTGGCTGGATTTGCATCAATCCTCTGCACTGTTTTATCAACTATCAGTGTACCATAATATTGACCCATTCCATCCGCTCCAGCTGACTTTTGCTGATCCATTGATAGCACATGGTAACTACACCCTTTTAGTCTTTCTGCAAGGTATCTAGGACCCCAAACAGGTTTATTAGTTGGAACAACCCATTCTTCCGCTGACATTCCGGCAAAAGGTTTTGTCCATGTAGTAACGTCCTCACCGATAATCTCTTTGTTTTCAGCAATAAAGTACACATACTCTTTTGAAAATTCATAGTCTTTACGGAAATCTTCATTAAACTTTTCTTTAGATGCTATTGATCTTTTTGGCTTCAAATAAATGTCTTTGGCATCAGATATTTCTTTCTGTGACATCTTAGTTTGAGGCTCAACTTCCATTTTAGGCGCTTCATTCATACGGTCTAAAGTTAGATTCTTTACTTGCTTATCGTATTCTTTGAATTGAGCTTCTACTTTGTCCAATTCTTTTTCTGATTCCGAATTTACTCTTGGTTTATTTGTCATACTTCCTACTGTGGTGAAATGTTTATGAAGGATCCAGGAATATACGTTCCTTGATTTAATTCGCCTTGTGCATTCGTTGCGCCTGTGTTTATGTCTCCAATTGCGACAATCTGAGCGCTTTCGATCGGATTGCCAGATGCGGTAAACGCATCAACATTTTTTGAAGAATCTATTGAGATTTCAACTTGATTAGATGATGGAAGAGAGAGGACGAATCCTGTTAACCCATTTAACTGAAAACTTCCAAATGATATAGGAATAAGCAATCGTATTTCTTGCCCCACCACATAATTTATATTTTCAGTAGTTGTTATAATGGTTGTAATACCTAATGAGATACCACTAATCAAAAACCTACTTGGCAAGTAGTACTCAGCATGTATTGGTACATTCTGATATGCCGGTATAGGAAAACTAATGACTGTCACTTTCTCTCCTAAAAGGGTAGGAACTAATTGTCCCCACCCTAAAATTATCTAAACATTAGTAGTTGTGTAATCATGGAGAATGGCTCTCCAAACAATCTGATCACTTGTGGTCATAATTGATCCATTTGTTGGCCCCGAACTAATCGGAGAACCTGCCAAACCAGCTCCAATGAAAAACCCTTGACTTGTGTTATTAACAAAAGCCCCTCTAATCGCAGGTCCATTGATAGTAGACACTCGATTTGTTGAGGTTGGGAATCTTGGAGAAGGATAAAGCGCAGAACCTGCAAATATTATGTTTCCTCCGGTATTTACATCACCCACAGCAACTACTTGCGGAAATGTCAATCCTGAAACGGCTGACACCGCAACATTACTTGTAAATGCAGTAAATGCAGAAGAGTTAATATTGCAAACGAATGTCCAATTGTCGGTAACAGATACCACATAACCATAAATCGGCGAGCCGGGTATAGTTACATTAGGTAAAGAATTTAACTCTATAGTTCCCCATTGATTTGGGATTCTAAAAGCAATTTCTTGACCCACTTCAAAGTTGTGGTACTCCGCTGTTGTAACTGTTGTAGTGGCTCCCAATGTAATTGCAGTAATTACACTTTCTTGAGGTACATAGATAAAAGGATTTAAAACCTTTTTAACTTTTGCACCCGCAGGAGAAGCACTTAAATTCGTGTAACTTGCATTATTACTATTCCAGTTAACAATAAAATTGTCAGCGTCTGTTCTAGTAATAATTGTAAAGTACACACCATTCATTTGAGGCATACCAGTCGTTGCGGACTGAAATAATCCTTCAAACATTACAGTATCACCAACATTGTATCCGTGAGCTGTAACTTGAAATGATGTAGTTGTTCCTTTAGTGGAAGCTACTACTTGCTGAGAAGCTCCAAATTGCAACGCCAACCCTTGTGACAGTGGAGAAATTCCACCTGTAGCAATTGATGCAAAAGTTGCATTAAAAACAGTTCCTCCTACAGCAGCACCATAACCTTCTACCATCGTCGGATTTGTTGTACCATCTATTAAACTTGCATCCCACCACGCCCTTGTGACTTTTGTGGCTGCTGCTGTTTTAATATTTGTATAGTTCCAAATTTCTACAAAATCCGGTATAAATGGCAATCGAACATACTGAGTTGTTCCGGTAGCCGTGAAGTTACCTTTTGCTATACGTGAGTATTCAGCCATATTACACCCCCAAACTTGAAATGCGTGTGCAAAGCAAATTACGGATAGCCGTATCTTGCGTTAATGCTTGAGACTGAGCGAACTTAACCGCTAAAGTCGCATTTTGTGCCAACATGCCTGAATAGTACGGATCACGATAGATCAGATTCATGCTAAACCCATCTTGATTGATGTGCGTAATCGCTTGCTTACCCAAAATCGTGTTGTAATAGACGTCTGTAGCAACTCCAGAAGAGTTGATAGCAGCACCACGTGCCACAGGAGCTTCAGAGCTAGTAAGAATCCGTGTATTAAACACAGAACCATATTCACTCGGAGCCGCAGGGGCTGAATGCGGATAATTCCACACACTAGTAAAGCCACCTGGAGATGTTCCAGCCATGCTGTCAAAATCTGACTGCAATTCAGTAGATGACAAGCACATATAGCAAGCCCGAATTGGTGTTGTACCGAATTTCAGGTCGCCTTCAATGCCAGTCATAAACTTATAGGCATTGTTAGTGTCAAGTGTAGTAGCAACTAAGCTAAAATCACTTACTCCAAGCCCAGCCGGGTTATATCCGTTCGTAAAGCCACCAGCGTTTATTTGAGACGCAGCAGAGATAATATAATCTCTGAGAATTAACAACCTGTTACTTTATGACCAATAATTGACCGCGAGCAATTATTGGCGATCTACTAGTTTCCTGTAGATTCACTCCCTTTCGTTGGAGTGCTCGGACTGTCGCATACCATTTTCGTGATGCCACGAAAATGGTCCCTTTCACTCAGTCTCTCAGGCTGCATTGAAGGCATACAATTTAAGCAAAATCTTTTATTTGTTCCTATTAAGCTCATAAAGTAGCCTTCCGGAGCATCAGAAAAATTTAGACTTTTATTACATTCTGCGCACTTCATGCTTGCCCCCTGTCGGCATATCTTTCAACTTAGCCTTCCAAGTCAATCAGAAAAGGTTTATCGAGGACTTAACTCAATCCTCGGCTTGACGCATTGCTACGGCTAACCTTTCGGATACCCAAGCAAGTACCATTTATGCGGCAAGCAAAGAGAGCATACTAAAACCCTCTTGATCTTGTAAAATAACTTGTTCATTTATAATACAACCAGTACCGAAAAAGGCCATTTGTGCATCTATGATGTCACGTTGTGGCACTTGAGCGGGAGGGTCTATTCCAGAATTTCCCAACTGCACAGTTGGCGGTTGTAGTGCACGTGGACGCATAAAGCGGCATGTAGTCCCACCATTGGCAGGCATGCTTACTTTATCGGCTACGGTAATGTAATTCATTGTAGGAGTAGGAACATAAAGCATTGCTGGCGCGAGTGATTGCAGGATCATCGGGCCGAGCGCGCCTGTAGTAGTAATCGACATATAACCCCAAGGTTAATGCTTTTACCTTCTATACCATAAGGCAGGCGACACCTAGACTAACGCCCTTTACTGATATAGCATCGAGGGTGCGAACCTCTTACGCGAAGTGTTCATAACGCTGAACTGCGAAATTGAAGGTTATAAGTTAAACTTATTATTGTCAATACATTCAGTTTGGCTTAGAGTATCATTTCGGTGGCCTCACCGAAATGATACTCTAAATTTAAATAGGTTGAGAAACTTCGAGGGGAGCGGCTTTTTTTTTATTGCCTTTAATATCCCTATGCACTTTAAGTAATGCCAAATCGTATAATAAAACTATTGCATTTCCTAAAACAGGAATAATTAGCACAATACATCTTACAAATGTTTTGCTTTTTAAGTGTGTAAAATAATGACTAGTATCAATGAAATCTGCTTTCATGAATGGGACAACTAAACATTTTTGGAACAAAACTACAAGGTTGGTTAATGTACTTACTACAGGGATGTAGTCAGAAATGACATCTAGGGTCACTAAAGGGCTAGCAATGCTGCTTACAGACATAAAACCTCCTCAAGGTAAACATTCCCATTGTCGTCTTATGATGAATTTAATGCAACTTCTCAGATTCCACTAAACTTTTTCCCGTGAAAGATCATGTCGACGAATTTTTCTTTGACCATTTTGTTTTTTTGCTCCTCCCAGTCACTTAAGAAATACCAGAGATCCTTTCTAGTCATCGGAACAGTCTCCTGGCATACCGGATGATTATATACATGCATCGTATTCCTTTTTTTGACAACATATTACTTCCTCATGTCATATCCTCATCCGTTTTTGAAGATCCTTCATCTTGTCATACGCACTCTTTTGACCCGATACCGAAAAATCACCCACCTGAGAATATGGAGCGCTTCCAACGACGCCAGAGGGCTGATAATAAGGAGACCTTCTATTTGCATCGACTTTATCCTGTATTGAAGTGTCTTTTGCTTTGGGCTTATCTACACCTAGTTCTTTAATTGTTTGGTATACCAGTTTTTGCCTTTCAAATCCTTGTGGCATTCTGAGGATGTTTTCTGCTAATTTAGGATGCTTACGTGCGAAATCTTCGGAAAAGTTCTCCAGAATACTATGAAAGTCCGCATTCCCATCCAAGAACATCTCTTGCTTAAGTTCTTCTTTTGCCAAATGCTTTGCCTGTTCCATTGCATTTTTAATTTCTTTTTGTGTATTCTGCCCAAATTTGTTAAGTTTCTTATCAAGTCTTTTGTGGTCTACATATGGATCTGAAAGGTCTTCTTCTTCTTCCTGTGGTTCATTTCTTCTTTGAGATAATTCCTGAACTTGTCTTTCTAATTCTTCACGTCTGCTTGACTCCTGTGCTAAAGCATACTCATACTTTTGACGCATACGCCCTAAATTCTGCTCTTTATCATTTTGATGTTCAATGTGATCTTCATTTTGACCGTTTTCTATCATACGTAAATTCCTTTTTTTATTGACTTCCACCAGATATACAATATATAGATAATACAATCAATATATTGATTCAAAGTATATTCACCATGGGATTGCTATGCAGGAACCTGAAATAAATGTACCCAAATGGGTTTCTACTGAGGACGAGCTCCCGGATAGAGATGGATATTACCTAGTAACAAATAATCCTAAAAATTCCTATGATCTAGGCTGTTGTCAATATGATGGTTACGGTTTTAGGAGTCTCAACACATATAGAAATGTAAAATATTGGATGACTCCGGTTGAAAATATAAAGAGATATGGTAAAATCTCAAAGGTAACATATGAAACTTAATCGACTTGAAACACACGATAGGCACCAACATTTCACTAAGCAAGATTTTGACATATCGCGATGTTGCCAAAATTTGATAGATCAAAAACCATTCGGAAATCACCCTTTTTATATTTTCGCACATTCACGCACTGAAGATTATTCATTGAAAAAGCGTCTGATATGGCAACCACGATTGACTAGACCATTACCTCAGACTAATTCACTTCTATTTAAGGCATATCCTAAGGACGATACGTTGAAAATATGCTGGATAATCCCTGCAAGGGAAATGTGGGGACAGTATAAAAAAGGTCAAGTATGCGAAAATCTAATGATTGATGAGTTCATACACACATTCGAGCACAATCGTGCACTTTTAAAGAAGAATGAAGAAGATGATTATTCAGATGAAAAGATCGATCAGATATACAAAGAGATAAGCCAGCAAGCCAAACTTAAAAAGTCCAAAGGTTCATTATTTTTACAATTCCCAAAGGATTTAATATGAAACTCAGTGCTAGAGAATTAATGTGGAAGTTCCCATGTTTACACAAATTCAAAGATCATGAATGGTTTTCAGAAGAAGCTGTGAAGTGGGATTGTAATCACAAAGAATTACCCATGAAAATCACATTCCTACTTATTCAAGACATGTTAAAATTCATTGAAGAAACCAAGTTTACAAGTAGATGGGAAGAAGGATTTAGTTTAAAAATAAGATTACAGCATGCTAGGGACTTACTTTCCTTCTTCTGCGATGACACAGAAGAAGAGAAAACAATTAAAGGTTCTAATCTCGGAATAGCTCCCACTCAGCCTTAACGAGTGCTGAAAACGGTAATGAGCTCGGTATATCGCTTTCATCGGAATTCACAATGGTATATCGAGTTTTTCTTTTTCCGAACACTTTCACTTCCTCCTCTTTCACCCCGATAAATGCTCCTTCTGGCCATGACTTAAGTCTGACCTTTCCACCTTCTTTCACTTCTTCCATTGCTTCAAAAAAATCCATCTTTTAATCCTTATGCTAATGACCTTGGCGGTCGATTTAACCCTTTTTTCGTAACAGGTACAATACCAACTGAATCTGAACGCATCTTTCCTACTTTATTCTTTATTCCTGTTCCATAGTTATCACCCATAGGTGCGCAATCGTGGCTAGTATGCCATTCTGCGGATGGTTTACCGTTTTTTACATGTGATTTTTTCATCTAAAACCCCGCTATAATTTTCACATCCATTCAGCCACGATCCCCACCGTCGAAGGTACACCATTTTCTCATATGCTGGATCTAATCCTAACGCATGCATCCTCTTTGAATCCCTAAGCATTTCTTCATGCTCTTCCCTTCCATTTACATTAATCCAATTGGTTTCAATTTGTGTGGATAGTGGGTCTACTGCATCTAATGCGATTTCGGTCATTGATTTGATGGTACTTTCTTCCCATTCATCTTGGTTCATTCTTCAATATTAATCGGTAAATTACGTCTAGGTACTTCATCAACTCTCATTTGTGCAGGTCTTCCTTTAAGGACTTCACCTTTCATGCTATGATTCATAGACCCTACAGGTTGAGTTTTACCTACACCATGATGCCATCCAGCATTTATAAAACAACTTGATCGCTCATCATATGGTGGCTGGTCAAAATTCCAGGGGGATTTAATTTTTTTCATTAACTTATACCTATCTTTGAGTATAACTTGATATAATGGACGCCGGCACAACCTGATCTATCAACATTTTTGGTTACTGGCATTGTCCTAAGGCACATGTTGATTTCGATACAACGACCTCCTAAAGAGTTTTTACCTCTGCTAGGCGCTCTACCTCTGAGCTAATGTGCCATTGCATAAGGTAGGATTTGAACCCACGGATTTTCACCTACAAACCTCATGGTTTGCTGCAATCAGCCACTCTGCCACTTATGCATACGTCCTGAGTTTATTTAGCCTAGGATAACTCAGGCACAACCTTGCATCTTTCTAAATAACCGTTACTAGTAGATTAGTTAGATTAGCACTGTCTAGTCGTGGCCACTGCCATTTGTACTTTACGTGACATCGTTTTAAGATTTTTATTTAAACTCGCAATCTTCAATCGAGCTAGGTTCTAATTACGATAACCACTCTTTTGCGGATGGCTTTTCATCTTTCCATCATTGGCTTTCTGCATGCTGTGAATAGCTTCGGTTGTATCTTCATACTTGCCTAGATGCCCTGCACCCTCTGCTGAATGCTCATCTTTCGTTTTCGCACCCTCCGGAAATACTGATCCTTTAGAGTGGCCTCCGGCCCAAAAACTATGGTCGTTAATATGTCTTCCGCTCATAACATTCTCCTTGTTTATTTTTATTTTATAATCACTTTTTTTAAAAAGCAATGCATTACATAGCCTGTTGATTTTGCTGCATAGGTTGCCCACCTTGTGGCATTTGAGATTGTCTATCCGGTAACTGTTGGGGTTGTAAAGCCATTAATTGTTGGTAAAACTTTCGCGCTTCCTGTTGCTTCTCTGCACCCATTCTACCAACCTTCTCTAATTCTTGATCATCCATGTTTATACTCTCAAGGTTATTTGACTGCAAGAAAGTTTCTAGTTCTCCAAATTTCTGCACAGCTTCCAAAAGTTTTGTAAGGGCTTCCATCTTTTCTTTCGTTGCAAGTGCATGGTTCTTACTAATTTCCGACATTCTTTCTTCAAATAATCCTATGTTACTTTCAGCCCTAGAATCACGTTCACGAGCCATTGACAATTGATTATGAATTTTAGACATAAGTTCTTTCATCTTCATTTCTTCGAATGCATGCTGAATATTCTGCTGTTCTGCTTGAACTGCCTGCATTTGCATTTCTTGATGCTGTAGAAACTCCATAATCTCGGCTTTACCTTGAATATTCATGTCTTTAATGATCATACTCGGCGGTATCACCTCACGCCCGAATGCAGCATTGATATCCATCATTTGTTGAGCTTTTAGATTTTGCTGTGTCGGCGTCAATAACCCTTCTTCTACGACCGTATGATATTTGCTAAAAATACGACTGTAGAAGTGCGGTGAGGGCTCTTCACCTATCATCATGCCCACTTTCTCAGCATTCCAGTTATTTAGCGCAATGTTAAGCATTTTATCACCACACAACTTAAGAGCATAATCCCACTGATCAAAGTACTTTTGGAATACCATTAAATTAGCAGCCATCTTCATTAACTGAGTAAGTGTCGAAATCTGCTTGTCATTCTGTCCTGCCCAATTTTCCAAGTTAATTCCAGCTGTTTTCCATATGAGATCATCCATTTGTTGCGCCAACTCAAGATCAGACTGAGGCACCGCAGAAGGAATAAGCTTCTCGCAATCAGCCAACTCATATCCCTCATTGATAATGACATCCCAACCTTGACCTGATTTTTTAAGGTTGTCCTCATTTGCTACAGCTCCTACTTTTCGCTTCCATCCGGCATTAATAGTTGCTGATACTATATCGTTATTAGTTATTACCTTGTAGTTGAATAAGAACTGGGGATCGCGCATTGTGCGAATAAGGCTTCTCACACGTAAATCATAATAATTAATGTGAGGTTCATAATTCCAAAATACTGGTATGAAAGGGCATCCCATACCGGAACCTAATGGATTATCACCTTGATACATTAGTTGATCATTAAGAACTACTGCAAGTTTCCATACTGGTTGCTCAACTTCAACGACTTGCATTCCTTCCATGCCGCTCATAATCTGCTCTAATTGCTCGTCACCACCCCCAAAATCAAAGAACTGTTTGCGTTGTTCGCTGTAAAGTCGCTTCACTTTCTTTTTCCACTTATACCAAACGTAAGACACGACCATTAGGTCATTTCGTGCCATGTTGTAGTTCTCAGGCAGAAAATAAAAGGAACCATAGCGTTGAGGACTTCCAGCCATAGGCGCAATATTTTCCAATTTGTCGGGAAATCGCTCTTCGGCTTCTTTTTTAGAAATATACTCCTGACACCACACAAACTGAGCATCACTCATATCCGACTCTCTAAAGTAGGGATCCACGAGAAACGAATTATACTCCCATATTTTAAGTTTAAGTTGGCCTTGTGCTGCATCATCACCCGTATAATCGAGGTACGGCTGTGCCAGAACCATTCCAGAGATCGCGGCCAGTTCACACGCTTTGCTAAATTGCTCATGAATGGATCCTCGCATGCATACAGATGTCATTAGTTTAGTGTATTGATCAGTAGTTTTAGGATCGCTACCATCAATATTTTGAAATACAATGCTTTTGCGATGTTGCCTCTGATACCCTGTAATCATATTTACAGGCTGTTGACACAGGTTAAAGTAATATTGCTGATATGAAGTGGTGGGACTGAAATTAAAATAACGGTTTACAAACGTCTGTGAACCGGCATAGAAAAGGGTATCAATATTTGCCTGATTCCAACGGCTCTGCTCAACAGGTTGAAACTTGCTATACAGACTATCAAGCCATTGCCTAACATTTCCTTGATTGGGCTCTAAAGAATTATTCCAAGGCGCATTGTACAAACTCATTTAAAACCTGCTGCTATTGTTAGCAGCAAGTTTACTCTTATGATTATTTAAATTACCATTCTAAAAGAGAAATATAAAATTTGAATACTTTTTCATTCCTTTCGACTCTTCAATGACCATTGCGAAATTGTCGAATGTCCACTGGTTGATCAGGATCTTTTTTTGAGTGCCTTTCGTCATGTTGCCGTTGGCAACTAGTTGCACAATGCTCTACTCCCATGCATATGCCTAATCCTTTGAGTATTCCTCCTACCACTACTACTTCCGCACCGCCGATTGCGCATAATACATAACCAGCAATGTATGATCCTACCGAAAATGTAACTTTAGGGGGTACATCGTCAATAGTCCACGGAGCTATTTGTTGACTGCAACCGATTCTATCGTAAAGCTCTCCTTGTTCATAGTAGTTTACTGATACAGCAAAACATCCCACATTCGCGACATCTTCAAAATTGAACCCATCTTCTTCGTCTTCCACTTCCTTTGCACAATAGTTGTGATGCTGCATCACACCATCTCTCTTATCCATGTATTTAGCTAGAGACTTAATCCATTTGCTTTCAAACTTCTTACCAGTAGCATGCATGATCACTTGCTCATATTGCTGTAGACCAGCTTTGAGATATATATGCTTCCCTGTAAATGCCCTTACACACATGCTCATTTGCTCGATCTGATAAAAAATATAGTCGGGAGATGCATAGGGGTTATCAAGTAGATTGTCTAAGCAATTGTTAATCTGCGTATAATCTGCCCTATATGCCTTATTGCATACATCGTAATTGTCTAAATCTCGTGTATCCGCATGTACTGATACTGTTGTGAAGCAGCTAAGGCACATATAACAAGCAATAATACCTCGTATGAAATTAACCATTTTTCCCCTCTTGTCAAGTTTTTTTTTGATAGCAATTTGTACAACTGGA